GGGATAGTTTTCAAATATCAGATGTTTGACGTCGAGGAAGAAAGAAAGAAGGCCGAACTTTACGCACTGCAGACATCAAGCGGAATGGTCACTGTCAACGAGATAAGAAAGGAGATGGGCAAGGATCCAGTCGAGTGGGGAGATGAGGCGCCAAGTAAGTGGGGACTCAGCCAGCAGTCCAACAACTTCAACATGGGTAATAGTAATACTGATGAGCCCAAGTATGACCAAGAAAAAAAGTCAGCACTTGATGACGGAATAAAGGTCGAGAGGGAGCACGTCGAGACTGTTGAATTCATCAGGGAGTATTTTGAGAAAAATGATAAGATGCCTACTTCTGAGGAAATATACGAGCACATTGCTAAGGATCATCTTAAGGAAGACCCAAACTATTATGACAAGCTGAAGATCATGGAAGGAAAAGATTCAGGGGATATCGAGCCGGTGAAACGGCAGCATGGCCAGATTTACTCAGAGGACTTCGAGGGAAAGCCAGGAATGGGACACTCGGACAAATGGTGGGAAATGTACGAGGCACTTATAAGGGAAGGACACTCAAAAGAATCGGCCGCAAAGATAACAAACTCAAAGATCAGCGAGAAGGCAGTGGACATGACACAGGAGATAAATCGACCGACATCCGACGACTTCAACATAACAGAAAAAGAGTTGAGGAATTTTCTCATAAGCCAAATCAAGGAAAAAGAAAAGATAATAAAACAGATGCTTGAGAAGGAAGCAGGCAGGCCAACACTCCAGGAGGTCAAGGCATTCAGTGACATATTCAACGCGATAAAAGGAATATTGACATTCGAGGGAATAAAGAGCTTCGCGTACTCATTGATAAGGAAGAACTTCCTGGAAGGATGGGAAAAGGCAGAAAAGCAGATAAACAAGAACTTCATACCCAACGAAAAGGCAATTGAGTTCATACAGAACTATACTTTCAACAATATCAAGGGAATGACCGAGGAGATTGCGAACGACTTGAGGCAGGAACTCGAGAGGGGAATCATGTCAGGGGAAGGAATAACTAAACTCAAGAAAAGGGTAAGTTCTGTATTCGACAAGGGAGAGGTAAGATCTGAGATGATTGCGAGAACTGAAATGAACCGGGCAGAGAACCAGGGGAAATTGCTGGCATTTAAGGAGTCAGGTCAGGATTACAAAAAGAAAGTAATTGCACATATTGATAATCGTACTTCTGATATTTGTATGAGGATGAATGGTCAAACAGTGGGATTGAATAAAAATTTTAGGGATGCCCAATCTGGAATGGAAGCGCCTTGCCCTCCATTTCATGTAAATTGTAGAAGTACATTTGTTTTAATTCCTAAGGAATAGGAAGTTTTATAAAGTTTTGTTGTCTTTAATCGTCATCCATGATAGAAAAAAAGTGTATATTTTGTGGGGTAATATTTAAAATTCATCAAGGTTGGATTAGAAAGGGATGCGGGAAATATTGTTCAAGAAAATGTAAGAATCTAAGTCAAGAAAAATACAAAAATCAAAGATGTATCGTATGTGGAAAGGAATTTAGACCTCATCAGAAAAATAGGAAATTCTGTTCTCTTAGATGTGCATATGGGCATAGAAAAAAGGATATCAAGAATTTGAATGTGGCATGTAAGCATTGTGGAAAGAGATTCCATAAAATGCCAAATAAAAAAAGAGTTTATTGCAGCCAGGAATGTAGGAAGACAGATAAAAGGGTAATTAAACAATGCATTAATTGTAGAAAGGAATTTTCCGTATTAAAGATAAATTCTCTGAAAAGAAATTTCTTTTGTTCTTTTAGTTGTTACAGGAAATATTCAGGAGAATCATCTATCGAGAAGAAATTCAGAGAAGAATTAGAGAAGAGAAATATTGGATTTAAACAGGAAGTTAAAATGGGAAGATATTGCATAGACTTTATGATAGGTAATATTGCGGTTGAATTGGATGGAAAATATTGGCATGATAGACTGGAGATTAAAAGAAGGGACAAATTGAAAGAAGAAATGATAAAAATGCAAGGATATATGTTCTTAAGATTCAAAGAAGAAGAGATTAATTCCAATATTGAGGATTGTTTTAAAAAACTTAACCTTAATCAATAAAAGAATAATGCTTAAATAGAGTTAGTTCTTAGTTATTTTGTCTTAGGCGGAAAGAGGTTCGCAGTTAAGTATTTTTCTGCGATTGCCTAAGACACTTTCCGCCATGGACTAACCAACCATGGAACAAACCCAATTTATTTTCACAGCGCCATTCAAGGTTAGCGTTGAGACTAAGGATGGGAATGAGAATGTTTTTTTGGATGGTCTGGCTTCTACTTCTGACTTGGACTTGGTTGACGACATTGTGACCAAGAATTGCCTTGAGAGCATGGACAGGCAGGCCAGGGAAAGGAACATAAAACTTGACATAGAACATGAGGCATTCAGGGGAAATAGCGTAGAGGAAAAAGAAATCAACAAGACGAAGATTCCTGCCGGGAGAATCATAAGCAGTTCAATAGAGCCACTTGGAGAGGAAAGGTGGGGATGGAGAATAAAATCAGTCCTTAATCCATTCACCAAGAGATTCAACGAGATAAAGGGAAGCATATTGGGAGGATTCTTGGATGCGTACTCGATAGCGTTCATACCTACAAAAGTCAAGATGGTCAAAAAGGGCGGAAAGACAATAAGGATGCTCGAGGATGCGACAATATTGAACGTCGCAACAACCGGAAACCCGATAAACACGGCCGCGATAAACAGGGAAGTATTCATGAAGGCAATTAATTCTATCGACGAATACAAAGCTGAAAAAGAGAGCAACCCAAAAATAGAGGAGAAGCTCTGCGTTAAAAACACTCATTTAAATGAGGATCTTAAACGATTAAAGTTATTGAAAGGAGGTGAAGAGATGGGAAAAGAAGAAGAGGGAAAGAAAGCTGAAGAGGAACAGGAGGAAGAAGAGGACGAGGAAGAGGAAGAAAAAAAGAAAAAGGCTTCCAAGAAATCCAATGACGAAATGAAATCGCAGCTTTCTGCTATTGAAAAAGATATGTCAGAGATCAAGTCATTTGTCGCAGACGTGAAGTCCATTAAAGCCGAAATGGCGGAAATCAAGGCTTTGCTAGAAAAACCAAACCTAAAAGGAATGGCGCAGCAACAGAGAGCAAACTCAGATCAGGCACAAGTAAAATCTTTTAGTCCTCTCGACATGATAAGATGAGCAACCAAGAAGGAGTTTTCACAGGAGACGCAGGAGGCGTAGACGCAGCATCAGCATTCCAGCATTCATTCGGACTGTTGAAAGACAAGACGATGTATGTGAACGGATGGGCAGGTGTTGACGCAAGAGGAGAATTTAAGGCAGCATTTGAGCGAGGAGTTCAATTGAAGGCCCTTGGACCAACAACAGGAGGAGCAGGAACCGCAGGTTATGCTTTGATACCAGTTTATGTTGACCCAAGAATCGTAGACACTACGAGAAAATTCACACCACTTGTTGAATTAATTCCAAGAGTTGCAAACCAAGGAACCACGGCAGACTTTAACCAGATAACCGCGAAAGGAGGAGGCTACACAGCCAATCCAGACGCAGCACTTCCGGAAAAAGACGACACATACGACAGAGTCAGTAAGGCTATAAAGTATCTGTACGCTGTTGGTCGAGTCCTGGGCCCGGCACAGGCGGCATTCCCAAGTTACATACTTGAGGGGTTCCAGCCAAGCGGAACAGGCCTTGGCGGAGGGAATCCATTCTCACCGAGTGGAGCGCCAAACGCAAAGCAGCTTGAGGTAGTCTTGAAAGCGAGAGAGTTGAGGGAGCTTGAAGAAAATCTTATTCTCAATGGAAACGCGACAACAGACGCTACTCAGTTCGATGGAATCATAGTCCAGCAAAGCACCACAAATCAAGTGGATCTTAGCGGGGCTGCACTTTCATGGGACGACATAGAGACTGCTGTCAGATACGCATTCGACGATGGTGGAAGGCCAAAACTGGCAGTCTGCTCGAGTGGTGCGTTACAACAGATAAGGAAATTAATGATTGATGCATTCAGATATAGTCCACAGGACATGATGAGCGGAGGGAATCTTCCGTTCGGAATAAGCGCTAAATTAGTGCTTAGCACAATGGTCGGGGACATACCTGTAATACCAAGCATGTATTTATCTAATACGGCTGGTGCAAAACAGATTTATTTCCTTGATACAGATTGGATTGAGATGAGAGTATTGCAGGATATGACATATGAAGATTTAGCAAAAGTAAATGATTCACAGAAATTCATGTTGAAAATCTATGAGTGTTTAATTTTGAGAAACGCTTCATTCAATAGTTTCATAACAAATATCGCTTAATCAGCGTTTTTATTTTTTTATTTTTTTAGATTCACACTTCGGAAGGACGAAGAGAGGCAGATGCGCCGGAGAAGGAAGGATTAATCCATGCCTTCAAGCATCGAATGAAAGGAGGAAAAAAATATGACAGCATTAGGAGATATAGGAACAAACACAGAAATAGCACCAAACGCAGGAGTGAAGATGATACAATGTTCATTCCCAGCCACAGTAATAGGCGGGACAGACACTGCAACAGTTGACTTGACAAAATACGGATGCAACAACATACACGGTATTTTATGCTTTGATGAAACAACAACCGGAAGCGTAGTTGTTACACAGGCACCAACAACATCAGTGACTTCTGGAACATTGACAATCACATTTGGAGGATCTGCAACCTGTAAAAAGACAGTAATTTTGTTTGCCTACTGATTTGTCTTTGATATAAAATGACAAAAGCAAGAGGATTGAGAACAAATAGGGGAGCAATGGCTTGCCCACCGTACACAAACGGACCTTACACATGGGATCAGCACGTAACATTTAGCCAGGGAATATCCGGAGTCGGCATCAATTTGAAGACAGACTCTCAGATTTGGTATGTTGACAGTGGAAAAAGTTCAGGTGTCTCAGGGGACGGATTAAGCCCAGAGACAGCATTCTTGACATTACTTGAGGCAGTTACTGCAGCAGGAAATTACGATGTAATTATCATTGAAGAGAATACTATCCAGACAATTGCAACGGCAGGAATAACTATAACCCAGACAGGTTTGAAGATATTCGGAGCCAACACAAATAATGGAAGTCAGAACGCATCCTTGAAAAAGACAGTAGGGGCAACACCGATGTTTATAATTGCAGCAGACAGAGTAGAGATTGCATACCTTGCAATTTCTATGAGAACAGCCGCAGCAGCTATACAAATCGGTACAGACGCGATTGCCGCAGCAGGAGCAGGAGTGTATAACACTTACATCCATGATTGCAACTTTGATGCTTATAGTACAGCCACATACGCAGTTAGACCTCACATAAACGGGGCCTACGCTGACGCAGTAAATCTGGTTGTGGAGAATTGCTACTTTGACGGATTCGTCACAGCAGCAGTATTGTGCAACTCGACAAGAGAAACACATAGATTCAACACAATTAAAGTCCCTGCAGAAGGGATCGGATTTGACGTGATCAAGACTGGCGGAGACAGAGCATATACGGTTATAAACGATAATCTTATATATGGTGTTTCCGGGAGTGCAACTTGCGGAATAAAAACCGCAGGAAACATAACAGCAGGACTGGCCATATGGGCAAGGAATCTGTTGGCAGGATCTTTCAACACTACAATTGGTAACTCTTCAGGAGACCATGGAGTATTGAACTATCAGGGCTCAACGACAGGTGGTTCCTTGATTGACTGTAACACATCAGCTTAAGGAAAACTTTTTATTTTTTATTTTTTTATTTTGTGTTAGGGCACACGGAAAAGCCCGGACAATCGGAAAGACGATAAGAAAACAATAGAAGGAGGAAGAATGCCAAACAAAGTACAAAGGTACAGAATCACAGGAACGATAAGCGCAGCAGGAGCCTTCACGGCAACGACAAATCAGCCATTGCACGGAAGGATCAAGTCTATTGCAATAAACTATCCGGCGGCCACTGTGGCACTTGTTCTGTCTTCAGGGGATCTTGTCTCGCAGACAATATTGACTCTTGGGGCAGCAAACACAGATATAACCTATTACCCAAGGACACCAGTTTGCGTAAACACTGGGGCTGAGACGATACTATATTCAACAGGCAACAAAGTATGCACTGAATACGTCGTAAACAGCGTATTAACGTTGACAGCAAGTTCAGGAACAGCAGGACAGATCGTAACCATGGACGTATTAGTGGAGGAGTGGTAAGATGAGATGTATAGCTAACCGAGAGGTGAGAGTGAGAACTGGGACTATCGAGAATTACGACTGGTTCACGGCTTATGTTGGGTTTGAGTACAATCTTCCTGAGAGCGTAATAGAACAATACGGATTCGAGAAGATCCAGGCTACAGAGGGAAACATAGGAGAGACGAAAGTCGAGACAAAGCAAGTGGAATTAATCCAAAAATCTAATCAGGATGGAAGATTTCTAAAAGAACTAATCAAGATCAAGGGAATCGGAAAAGAGTATGCAAATGATATTATCATAGCATTTCCGAATGAGGAATGTATGAGAAAAGCAATCAAGGAAAACAAAGATTTGCAATTCAGAAAGGACGTAAACAAGATCTTGAGGGAAGTATATGGCTGATGGACTTGAGATAAGTGAAAGTGAATTCTGCAATATGAAGCAGAAGGATCAAAATTTGATAGTTTTCAGGAATCTAAACGAAATAAAAAAATCAATAAGGGGATACAAGTTTTATTACAAAATGACAACGATAATAGGAGGATTTCTTGTGACAGGCATGGGAGTATTGTTCGCAAAGATTTTTTTTATTTGATGGGTACCTACATAACATATTCTGACGTCGTAAGGACATGTGGAATAAGCACGAATTTGATGACTTCCACAGACATGGAGCTCACGATAAATGACGTTGAGAAGTATACTGAAAGATGGCTAAACTGTAAGTTTGCTCCTACTGTCGAGGTAGATATACTTGATGGGAAGGGGACAAGCGTCATAATCCTTGGACACAATCCGCTTCTGTCTGTAAGATCCCTCACATCGGATGGAGACACTATTCTTCCAACCGAAATATTCTGGTACAAAGATAGCGGAAAAATAGAGATATCCTCTGTTAGTTCAACAGCAATATTTTCTTCAGTGCAGCAGTCCAACATCATAAAGTACATCCATGGATTCGTGGAATACTCTTCTACGGGGACTACATCAACAGTAGCCACAATCGCCGGGACAAGCATAGCGATAAGCGTATCATCCACATCTGGATTCACCACAGGGGACTGGGTAGAGATTTATGGTACTGACGGATTTAGGGAAGCAGCACAGATAACAGTTGGAACTGGTATTCTCACAGCAGACCAGCTCGTCCTCACCCATGCGTCTGGGAGTTTCATAAAGAAACTCGAGATGCCAAAGGCCATAAAGAGATTCCTCGAGTTGGAGGCTTCCATATCATGCTTGATGAAGATAATCGGTTCCACCTATTCATTTAAGTCTAATTACTCCCTTGGAGAGTTAGGCATTACAAAGACAGGACCATTCCAGCATTATTCAGCAACCCTACAAAATATCATCCTGGAGAGAAACAGGTTGATAGGAGAACTCGACAAGCAGGGAATAATAAAACCAAGACCATATATTGTTTCATCATGACAATAAGAATGTTTAAATATTCTGAGGGATTCACATAATCATGGGTGGTATAGATATTGTTTTAAGAGATAAAGAAGGAAAAATAAAGCAGGATTATCACGTTTCCAGAGAAAAAGACAACAAGAAGATTGTTGAGATAGACACAATAAAAAAACAGGAAAATAAAAAATGAATGACCAAGAGTTAAAAAATATTTTAAATGATCCTAGAAAATTATTAGACATGATTAGAATCTTTCATAGACTTATTCATCTTTATGACAATGAAGAGTTAAAAAAATCAGGAAAGAAAGTTGGAGAACGAGTTGGATTAAGCGACGAGTGTGAAATCAAATTAGTAAAGGGTATGAAAGGAGGTGCTTAAAATGAAACAAAATCTATTAGAAAAGGGTAATCAATTGAAGGGATTTATAAAAATCGACCATTTCGATAAAATGGGTAATCTTATAGAATCTGTAGAAACACCTAACGCATTAATGAATCTTGGCTTCACAGAAGTTGCAGGATTGTTTTGCAGTGATCAAGCAGGGAGTCATACAGCTTTCGATTATATCGCAGTTGGAACGGGAACTACCGCAGCCACAGCAACACAGACGGCTTTGATAACTGAAATTACAGAAAGCGGAATGACAAGAGCAGCTGCTACCGGTACACTTGTTACTGTTAATGTAGCAAATGACACAGCCCAGTTCGTAAAATCTTACAGCGTAACAGGAACAGCAGCCGTAACTGAATCAGGAGTTTTTAATGACTCATCAGCAGGGATAATGCTTTGCAGACAAACATTCAGTGCAATTAACGTTGAGAATAATGATGTACTTCAGATTACTTGGAAGGTAACTGTAGCTTAAAAAAACTATGAAACTAGGCATTTGTGTGCCTTTGTACAATATTGTACCTGCAAGTTTTTTCGTCAATTTTATAAATAGAATACATGATTTGTATTCGGGAAATAAATATGACGTTCAAATATACATGCGAGAAGGCACTGTGATAGATAAAGCAAGAAACGAACTTGTAGCAATGGCCCTTAAGGATAATTGTGATTTTATTTTATTTGTTGATTCTGACATCATAATGCCTAAGGAAGGGATAGACTGTTTGATTAATATGGATGTGGATATTTCTAGCGGTCTTTATTTCTCAAAAGGCAAGCCCTATATGCCTGTGGCCAGGGTAAAAGATGGAGATAGGCACTTCTTTCTTGAAGATTTTGAATATAATGAAATCTTTGAAATAAGCGGGGTAGGAATGGGAATGTGCTTAATTAAAACGGATGTATTCAGGAACATGGAATATCCTTATTTCAAACTCGAATGGAGAGAGAAAGATGGAATAAAATACCAGATAGCAGAAGATCTTTATTTTTGTGAAGAAGCACTAAAAAAGGGATATAAAACTTATTTGAATACAGGGGTAGTCTGCCAGCATTGGGGAACTGAAGCAGGACCAGAACAATTCATGATTTATAAAGATAGACTGAAGGAGAATCATGATGACCGGGAAGAAATGATTGAAGATTTAATCGAATTTGAAAAGGTTGATAGGGAAGAAATAAATCATAGATTCCTAAAAATGAGAGAACTTGAATTAAAAGAAATGGAAGGAGTGGATTTCACAAATCCTAAGCAAAACGAAGAATATTACAAAAATAATCAGTATGGAATATACAGACAACTTGAATGGCACTTCAAGGAAAGGAGGAATTACGACAGAAAAATTATTGAAGAGATAAAAAAGATGTATCCTGACCGAAATGTAGAGATACTTGATTTTGGTTGTGGATCAGGACAATTAGACTATATGCTTGCAAAAGAAAAATTCACAGTTTCATGCTGCGATCTTAATAAGAAAGCAAATGACTTTATTTCTTTTAGATTCACAAAAAGAAGGCAGAAGATCAAGAGGATAAACATGCCCATCTCAGAAAACTTTAAAAATAAGTATGATGTGATTTTCTGCTTTGATGTTTTAGAGCACATTCCCGATGAAAAGTTTGAGGAGACAATAAACTTACTAAAAAAACTCAAAAAAGAAAATGGGATAATAGTCTCAACAACTTCATTCGGAGTTCAGAATTATCATCCCAATCATATGGATATGACCGAGAGAAAAAAAGAATTAATATTGGAGCTAGCAAAATAATGGCAACCAAGACACAGAAATTCTCAATAGGATTTATCATACTAACAATCCTCACAGCAAGCGTTTATATCATGCTCCCGGAGAATGTAAGAATAGACGTATTATCTACTAAAACAACTTTTAAGGTTTGGGAGGATAACTCATGGGTATTATCTGGAACAGAATACACCAAGATTTATGACGGATCATCCCTTATGAAGGCCAATGAAAGAGCAGTTAATTATTCTGTTGATTTAGAGAGGAATATAACTACGATATATAGACATGCCTATTATAAACAGAATATTTCAGTTATTGATCGCTACGACTTTGATGGAAACATTAAAGATGTAGAATTAATCCCAGTGAGTCATGAAATAAAAGTCAATAATGGTCATGGCAAAATACTTTTTTATGAGGTAAATGATCTTATGTATTCGGGAGAAACAAAGAAAGATATACTTTCTCCCCAATCATTCGGGCACAATATGAAAGTTGAATGGGATGAAGGAAATTATTATTCTCAGGTTTACAAATACACCTATAAAAATATCGGAAAACTCACAGTAAAGTATAGAATCAATTCAGATAATTATTCAATTAATGTCAGGCTTTTTGATCCATATTTTGAAGGGAATGGCTCAGTCATTACGACTTTAATCTCCCCCGATAATGATACTACAATAGCAGAAGACCTTGAAGTTTTTTTGGCTAATGTTAAATCTGATGGAACTAAGTCAATATCAAACGCAACGCTTTATATCTGGAACCAATCTTCTTATAATCAATTCTGGAACACAACAGGACTCGTAGCATGGTATCAATTTGATGATAATACTCCAAATGATTATTTTGGAGTTAATAATGGAACAAATAGTGGTGCTTATCAAAGTGCAGTTGGAAAGATAGGCGGTTCTAGTGTGTTCGATGGAGTGAATGATTATGTTAATAGTTCTCATATTACAGCAATAGATAACTTTACAGCAAATCCTTATTCTGTTACAGGTTGGTTTAAACAAAGTGGTTATTCTACTGGGAAAGTTATATTAGCTCAATCTGCTTATCATAAAGATGGTTGGTATCTTACGAGTGGTTTCGGAAATTCTTTGATTATTTATTTTAATAATGCAACATCAGATAAACAGAGAACAATTCCAGCAGGTTCTTATTCTAATGATGTTTGGACTTTTTTTACATTAACCTTTGTAAATAAAACTGATATAAAAATATGGATAAATGGAGTTGATAAATCATCAAATCAAAACGAAGTAATGGAACCAACTATAAATTTAACAAGACAATTTAAAATTGGAAGTTTTGATACTGCAGGAGAATATTTTTTCAACGGCTCAATCGATGACGTAAGAATATACAACAGAACTCTCTCTGCATCAGAAATAGCAAATTATTACGCAATAGAAAAAATCCAGTTCAACAATTCATTAGCAAACTTTACTCAAATTGACAATTTCAACAATAAAACAGACTTAGTTTCTTGGTATAAGCTTAATGATAATAATTATACTATAATTACGGATAGTTCTGGCTCTAATAACGGAACTGGAAGTGGAAAGACCTTTAATCATGGAACGCCAAGTGGAGTTAATATTAATGATGGTGCTATGGTGTTTGATGGGGTGGATGATTATGTTAATCTTCCTGTTGGTTTTGACCCATTTGCAGTTAATGGAATTCAAACATTATCTTTATGGGTTTCTTTTAAGGATATTACCCCAGCTTCAAATAAATATATTTATCAAGGTGGAAGTTCTATAGGAAATAATAGATTTGTTCTTATTCAAGCAACAGATGGTTCCATATCTGGTTATTTTGGTGGAAGTGGAAGACATATTTTGGTAACTACTTTAAATTATGATAGAAGTCAATATTATAATCTTCTTGTTATTAGAGATGCTCCTAATAATTGGACAAAAGTGTATTTTAATACAGTTTTGATTTATAATGTTTCAACACTATTTGCTACTCCTACATCTACAGCTTTAAATATTATTGGTGGGATTAACGGCTCAATAGACGACGTAGAAATCTATTCTCGTGCCTTATCATCAACAGAAATAACAGCACAATATAATTTAGGCAGAGGAAAATATGCCATAGATAATACTGGTTTAGTCGCACAATATTCGGGCAGAGATTTTTTAGGAACTACTGCCACACCGACTTTAATAAAAGATACTAACCATGTTACAAATGGAAAGGTTAATATGAGTGTGGGGTTTGATGGGGTGGATGATTATGTTTTCGTAACAAATACTAATAATCCTTATAATTGGG